TGATGTTGAGGTATGGTATCCAAAACAGGAGAATGAAGATGAATAGATTTATTATTGACCATCACCCTGATGACATAGCACGACAGCTATGTGACCAGCACATTGTCAAGATGCCACTTGAAGAAGCGCAGATGCTATGTACTACTGTGTGGCAACATGCACCAGAGTATGCAGAGGCACATGAATTGTACAAGCCAGCATATCACAAACACCCATGCACAATATGGGCAGGTGAATCTCGTGCAAACTTTACCTATGCCTTCAATCTATACACTTCTATGCTATGTGAATACAATCACAGGTATGGCAAGTGGCATGGGGCTGGTAATCCTAGCACAACTAATGCGCTGGCAAGACCACAGCATATCATTGCCGCTAGGGATTTCATACCTGATGGCGAACTGACACCACACCCACAGTGTTTCAGTGGACACGATGACTGCAAGACAGATGAGGATTGGCCTATTACTGCGTATCGTGCATTCTATATTGTTGACAAGATGCGCTTTGCTAGGTATAACAAGGGTAGAGATATGCCCACATGGATGAAGGAGAATGATGATGATAACGCTTAACCTACCACCGAAACAAGTCAACGCCATGCTAGTTGCAATGGACACTGAGATTGAATACATATTTGAGACAGGCGGCAGACCTGATTGGGAAACATTCCCAGAGGTTGCCGCACTGTTGATGGCGTACTATACAACACGTTGTAAATTTGAGGAGAACCAAGATGAATAAAACACAAACTAAGATATTAGATGATTTATATGCATCCGACTATGCTAGTGCATTAGAACATTGGGCTAAGTGTTTTAGAGATGGGACAGTTTATGATGATTTTGCTGATGATATTGCTGACCTTCTTGATGATAAAGCACATGATATAAGAGGAGATTTACAAGATGCCTAACCATACAGATAACAGAGTAATCCTGTCACACGCTGACAGCCAGAAGATTGACATGATTTACAACATCATGCACACAGATGACACACCCTTGTGCCAGACACTTATCCCAATGCCAGAGGAACTAGAAGGCACAGAAGGCTTTTCTGATAGCCCTAACTGGTACGATTGGCGGCTGGATAATTGGGGTACGAAGTGGGACATTTATGAGACTCACTGCACTCGCGTTGATGCTAACACATTGTCCATGACCTTCTACACTGCATGGTCGCCGCCTATCCCTGTCTTTGACAAGCTGACAGACATGGGCTATGAGATAAACGCACTATACCTAGATGAAGGGTGGATGTACATTGGTGAGTATGTGGATGGTGATGACTGGTCAACTGCTGATATTGAGAGTATCGGTGAGGTACGCCCAGAGTTAGATGACGAGTTTGGTATCAGTGAAATGATGCAAGAGGAGAAAGAATATGCTTGAACAAGACCGCAAAAAACTACTGAAAGTACTCAATCTAATAAAAGATATTGGCATAACCACCGATGAAAAACTGCCTATCACATACAACCAAGTGTGTGAATTGCAGGATGCTGAATTTGTATTGCGTGGGATTGGTGCATTCGCCAAACCTAAGTGTAAAGAACATGGACAGCATATTTATTGGGCAGACTATGAGTACGCCGAAGATGTAAGGGGGGATGACGATGAGTAACACTATGCGAGAATACAGAATCATGGCTAGTTCACCTGACCTGCTGGAAGGTAGAGTAGAGGACTACATGGATATGTATAACCCATTGGGTTACATGACTAGAATGGTAACGCCACCATACTTCAATGAAGAACTGAATGTATGGATGGCTGTAATAGAAAGGCTGGACAGTTGTGATTAATGCTTGACTACAGCAAATGTTAATGATATAACAGGACATCAATTAACGATAGGAGAATGAAAATGCTAGAATATATTCCAGAACATCTCGACTTTGAGGTAGAGTTTGAACCTACTAAAGTTGAGGATAAGAAGTATGTTATCAATGGTAATACAGGTGAGTACATTGGTGTCGTAGGCAAAGACTTCACCTGTGCCAATCATGGTGACTTCTTCCGCAAGGTTATGAACGCAACAACCGAAACACTGTCGGACTATGACATGGAAGACGCACACATTAGCTGGCGTAGCGCACACAAGGATGGCTGGGCTATGATGGACGTTACCCTGCCCAACGTGACAGCTAAGATTGCTACTGACAAGCATGAGACTACGCTGATGAAGCGTATCATCGCCCTACATGGTGTGAATGGCACGTGTTCTAACACCACCATCTTTGGTGCTATCGACTTCTTCTGTCTCAATGGGCAGATACGTGGCAAGCATGACAAGGTGATGCGTAAGAACACCAGTGGCTTCAACATAGACAAGTTTATCACTGAACTGCACAAGTCTCAGCAGGACTTCACTGCACAGGCAGAACAGATGCAACGCTGGGCAAACACTAGCCTAGTCAATGTGGATGTTAAGGCTATGCTTGAAACACTGCTCAAGTCTGATCGTAACGCAGAGAAGATGAACATCTTATATAACCAAGAGGTAGCCACACGTGGACGCAACCTGTGGTCACTGTACTCTGCCTTCACCAACTACGCTACCTATGCAGATGAACGTAATGGTTTCACCCATCGTAACACTGGTGGTGACACACAAGAAAAAAGAATGTTCATGCGTGAAGTTAAAGTAGCTGGCTGGGTTGAAAGCCCTGTGTTCAAGTCACTTGAGGCGGCATAATGTCGCGCCTAACTACACATGCTTTACTTACGTCAGGAGATAGAAAAGCATATCTCTCTAGGCGTAGCGAACTAAACCGTAAGGCATATAAAAAATGCAAGCCTTTTGTAGATAGGGTAAAATTAATGTATGGCTGTGCCTTTTGTGGGTATAAACATCACCCAAGTGCATTACACTTTGACCACATAGACCCTAAAACAAAGGTTGCTAGTATAGCAAAAATGATGAATGGTTCCATACAGAACATAAAAAAAGAAATGCGTAAGTGTAGAATATTATGTGCTAATTGTCATGCTGTACATACCGCTAAACAAAGAGAGGATAACATTTTATGAAGCTGTATCAAGTAGCGGATGAATATTATTTGTCCCATGATTACAAGAACTTACGCCAAGAAACTAAGACGCACTATGAATACTGCCTTAACAGTGCGCTGGCTACACCTGTCGAGGGTGTAGTCATTGGTGAGGTGGATTGCACTAAGCTGTCCACCAAACAAGCTAAGTTAGCCTATGACATCTGGTGTGATCGTGGTATCTCTACTGCTAATCATATCATGGCTATGGCTAGAATATTATATAACTATGCCCTACGCATGGAACACTGCTTTGTAAATCCCTTCGCAGTGGTGCGTAAAAGAGCCACCAAGCCGCGTAAGGTAGTATGGAGCAGGGAAGATGTAACAAAACTGCTAGACGCCGCCTACAGCGATTTTAGCACACGTAACATAGGTCTTATTGCACACATGGCATACGAATGGTGTCAGCGTGTAGGTGATATGCGTGTATTAACTTGGGATGCTATTGACTTTGAGAAGAAGCGTGTAATTATTTTACAATCTAAGCGTGATGCACAGGTAGAACTACCCATTGATGATGACCTCTATGATATGTTAGTACAACAGGAGCAAGACTTTGGCTTTCAACCTTACGTTGCACCTAGACCTACATCTTACAGGGGTGTGTATGAACCATATACGATGTATAAACTACCATTACATGCACGTAAGCTGATGGATGATGCTGGACTACCTAAAGAACTACGTCTATCTGATCTAAGACGTACAGGTGTGACTGAAATGGTTGATGCAGAGGTAGGTATAGGACAAATCATGTCGGTTACAGGACATGCTGACCCACAATCAGTAAAGCCTTACCTAAAAAATACGTATGTCAGTGCAAATAATGCCTTGACAGCACGTAAGAATACATGATATAAGCACTAAACTGCCGCAGGGAACTAATATATAATATAACTATAATAATATATAACTGTATATAGAAAGGACACATATATGATTAATCCAAGTGACTATGATGTTGCCAATGGCGAGACTAAACGCATGAACTGTCCTGTCTGTAAGGGTGACAGAACATTTAGTATCACTAATGATATGGGTAATCTTGTATGGAACTGCTACAAGGTGAGTTGTACTGTCAGTGGTGGTACTCGTGTGCCATTGTCTATCAGTGACGTACAGAAACGCCTTAACCCTGTTACTGATACAACAGAGGATACATTTGAGTTACCTGCATACGTAGTCCCACATCGTAATAAACGTGCCGTTGTTAAGTGGTGCGCTGAGTGGGGTATCAATGAGGATGAACATGCCCTGATGTATGATGTAAAGGAAGACCGTGTGGTATTTCCTGTCGTACATGATGGCAAGCTGGTTGATGCGACAGGCAGGACATTGAGTAAACGTATTCCTAAATGGAAAAGATATGGAAAAAGTGGCTTGCCATACACGTCAGGTTGTGGTAAAGTCGCTGTAGTTGTTGAGGACTGTGTGAGTGCGGCCATTGTTGGTTATGGTTCCTTTGTCGGGGTTGCGCTTCTTGGTACATCTCTCCAAGATTCGCATAAAAGGTATCTTGCACAGTTCTCAACGGCAGTGATTGCACTAGACCCCGATGCGCTAGTCAAATCAATACAGATGGTAAAAGAATTACGAGGCTATGTAGAGAATGTACGTTTACTAAAACTAGAAGATGATATAAAATACAGAAACCCGACAGACATGGAGAAGCTAGAGGCTATCCACAAACAGATAGGAGAATAACCACATGGAATTATCACTAATTAGAAGCCTAATGAATAGGGATTTTTATGAGGAACATCGTGGATCACGTTGTCCAGATCGCTTGTTCAGTAAAGATGTACGTAAGATCAAGCAGTCTATCGACAGTGCTATGGAACGGTATGAACGTACTGTGACACCCGATGAGATTGAGGCATTGTTTATGGCAAACAATCCAACGCTGACTACTGCACAGAAACAAGCATACTCATCCCTGTTCAACAACATCAAACGTGAACAGCCGATGGGCAGTGACGTAGCACAAGAGGTGCTATCCAAGCTGTTCCAGAAGGTCATTGGCGAAGAGATTGCCACACTAGGATGTGACTACGTGGATGGTATGAAGACTAGCCTTGACCCACTGCGTCAGATACTTGAACAGTATGGTGATGACTTCACACCTAGTGCCAAGGTTGAGTGGGATGACATCGAACTTGAGACATTGCTTGCACGTAATGACCTTGAGGCACGATGGACATTCAACATACCTAGCCTGACACGTAAGGTGGAAGGTGTGAATGCTGGTCACTTGATTGAGGTGGGTGCTAGACCCAACACAGGTAAGACATCGTTTCATGCCTCACTGATCGCATCGCCCGGTGGCTTTGCACATCAGGGTGCTAACTGCATTATCTTGTGTAACGAGGAAGGCTATCATCGTGTTGGTGCTAGATACCTGACTGCCGCTACTGGTATGACTATGCAGGAAATCAAGAAGAACCCAAGCAAGGCACGTGACTTGTATGCACCTGTCAAGGAACGTATCAAGATCAAGGATGCTACAGGCCGTGATATGTCGTGGGTAGAGTCCATATGCAAGGCGTACAAGCCTGACTTAGTTCTTCTGGACATGGGTGACAAGTTTGCTAGGACAGGCGGCTTTGCACGTCCTGATGAGGCGTTAAAGGCCAATGCAATACATGCACGTATGATTGCCAAGCAACACGAGTGTGCTGTATTCTATATGTCACAGTTGTCTGCTGATGCAGAAGGTAAGGTTCTGCTTAATCAAAGCATGATGGAAGGTAGTCGGACAGGTAAGGCGGCAGAGGCTGACCTTATGGTGCTGATTGCAAAGAACCCGCCTGTTGACAATCAGGAAGAAGAAGATACACAACGGCATTTGAATGTGGTAAAAAATAAGTTGTCAGGTTGGCATGGTGTGGTACACTGTGAACTTGATTATAAGACAGCGAGGTATACAGCATGAAGCTAACATTAGATGTAGAGAATACAACAACAGAACGTAATGGTAAGTTACACCTTGACCCCTTTGAGCCAGAGAACTCACTGACTATGGTGGGTATGCTGACTGACCAAGGTGTTGAACGTATAGTTACCTTTGACCACAGTGAGGTAGATGCAGATGAGTATGGACACGTATTGGTACAAGAGTTTCTTGATGCCGCTACTGTAATCATCGCACACAATGCCGCATATGATTTGATGTGGCTGTGGGAATCAGGCTTCAAGTATGATGGTGCTGTCTTTGACACTATGCTTGGCGAGTACGTGCTACAGCGTGGTCAGAAACAACCACTGTCGCTTGAGGCTTGTGCTGAACGCTATGAGTTAGATACAAAGAAACAGGACACTCTGAAAGAGTACTTTAAGAAGGGCTACAGCACACGAGACATACCACATGCTGAGTTGTGTGAGTATCTATCTGCTGACCTACATGCTACGCAACAGCTATCAGATAAGCTGATGCGCCAGCTACAGTCAGACAGTTCTAGCCTAAACGATACTGTGGTGCTTACTAATCAGGTATGTGTCACACTGGCACGTATATACCAGCGTGGGTTCAAGGTTGACTTGAGTGCGCTTGAGGAAGTGCGTCAAGAATTTGAACAGGAGAAGTGTCAACTTGTTGACGATTTACAGGTTTATGTACGCAAGGTCATGGGTGATACGCCTATCAACCTTAATAGCCCAGAGCAGTTGTCTTGGGTAATCTACGGTCGTAAGGTCATTGACAAGCATGATTGGGCTACACTCATTGACCCATACATGCCTGACGATGAGTTCAGACAGCTTGTGGCTACACGTACACAGCGTATGTACCGTACTAATGCAGTGCAGTGTCCTACGTGCAAAGGCAGTGGCTATATACGTAAGACAAAGAAGAATGGTCAGCCGTTTGCCAAGCCAAGTAAATGCCCTGAGTGTGGTACGTCTGGCTTCCTGTTCAATCCCACTGACACTATGGCTGGCTTCAAGTTCAAGCCACCTACAGCTAAGTGGGCATCAGCTAATGGCTTTAGTACCAGCAAGAATAACTTGCAGTTGCTTGAGGCAGGTGCTAAGACAAGAGGTATGGATGATGCAGTTGAGTTCTTATCGAAGGTGCGTAGACTGAGTGCTGTAGATACATACCTGTCATCATTCGTTGATGGTATCAGTAACTATACCAAACAGGATGGCATGTTGCATGTCAGCCTACTACAACATCGTACATCGACAGGCCGATTGTCGGGTGCTAATCCTAATATGCAGAACATGCCACGTGGCGGCACGTTTCCTGTAAAGAAAGTATTTGTGTCACGATGGGATGGTGGTAAGATACTGGAAGCTGACTTTGCTCAGTTGGAGTTCAGAGCCGCCGCATATTTATCACAGGATGGAGTTGCAATTGAAGAAGTCTCTACTGGATTTGATGTACATGCATATACCGCTAAAGTTATTACCGATGCTGGTCAACATACGTCTCGCCAAGATGCGAAGGCGCACACGTTTGCACCACTCTACGGTGCCAGTGGGTACGGACGAACAAAAGCGGAAGCTGCATACTACGAACACTTCAACGAAAAGTACACAGGGGTCTCAGATTGGCATTCCCGATTGGCTAAAGAAGCTATAACGACACAGAAGATAGTCACACCTTCTGGTCGTGAGTTTTCTTTCCCTGATGTAGTGCGTAAGGCAAATGGCCGTGTGTCATACTTTACGCAGATAAAGAATTACCCTGTACAGTCATTCGCTACAGCAGATATTGTACCGATTGCACTGTTGCATATTGATAAACTGCTTGACAACATGCAGTCATGTGTAGTAAACACAGTACATGATTCAATTGTAATTGATGTACATCCCGATGAAGAGGATGCAGTCATACAGGTAATAGAGAATACAAACAATGAACTACCTAATCTGATTGCACTACGATGGGGCATAAACTTTAATGTTCCATTGTTATTGGAATCAAAAATCGGCCCGAATTGGCTTGACACTAAAGACGTAGCGTGATATAACTACGGTTCTAAACTCTCAAGAAAGGAGAAATGAATGACACAATTGACAACAGTAGATACAAATAACTTTGCGGCTATGGCAAAAGCTATGGGTATCGCACATGAGAAGACATCATCTTCTTCTAGTTCGCTTGCACGACTACGCATTAATCATGCACCTATCATGGGTACAGCAGAGGTTAATGGTAAGAGTGTTAATGTTGAAGTAGTCGAAGGTGGTGCATACAAACTAGAGATTCCTGATGGGCCGACTCACTATGCGTCATCCATCAAGATGCGTCCTTTCATGCAACGCTTCATGCACAAGCGTTTCATTCAGGGTGATGCCAAGAATCCTAACCGTTACGTCAAAAGCGTAATGGCAGATACACTTGACATCGACTTGAAGGACAACAACGGTGGGTTTAACTGTGGCAAACCTGCTGGCTTCATCAAAGATTGGAAGGCACTACCCAAGTCTCAACAGGACTTGCTAAAGTCTATCAAGCGAGTGCGTGTCGTATTTGGTGAGGTTGAGTTGGTTAACCCTGTGAATGAAAAGGGTGAGGCTGTTGAGGTTGCACCTACACCATTCATCTGGGAGATTGACAACCGTGATGCCTTCAAAGAAATTGGCAGTAGCTTTACTACTCTAGCTAAGATGCAACGCTTGCCTATCCAGCATATCATCACTGCTAATACAGATGAACGCACAATACCTACAGGTGCAAAATACTACGTGCCTGTGGCATCACTAGATGTTACCACTGTAATCGAACTGACTGAAAAAGACCAAGTACTGTTCGGTGACTTCATGTCGTGGGTTGACAACTACAACAACTACATCATCAATGCTTGGGCAGAGAAAGCCAATGCAGACATGGAAGATGCAGATATTGATGTAGTCGATGACCTAGTTGATATTGAAGTAGATGAAGAAGAGGTAGCATAATGCATCACCGCGCTGAAATTGCTCTCCATCAATACTTGGAGAATGCAGTCAAAGGCACAACAGAAATGTCAGAGGAGACTATTGAACAGGTCTCTTCTGATGTTGCCGAAGCACTGCATAAGCAGTTTGGCAGTGGTAAAAAGCGGGGCGATTTCAAGTTACGCATGTCTAATGTGGGTCGCCCCACTTGCCAACTCTGGTACGAAAAGAATAAGCCAGAGGTAGCATTACCGAAGCCAACTACATTCATAATGAATATGATGATTGGAGATATTGTAGAAGCAGTATTCAAAGGTTTGCTAAGAGAAGCGGGAGTACGTTATGAAGAACCTGAACACGTTACACTGGAATTGGATGACGCTTCCATCAATGGAACATATGATGTCGTTATTGATGGTGCAGTTGATGACATAAAGTCTGCATCACCGTGGTCATACGCAAATAAGTTTGAGTCGTATGATAAGTTAGCTAGTGGTGATGGCTTTGGTTATGTAGGACAGCTTGCTGGCTACGCTAAAGCATCCGGTAAGGATGTTGGTGGCTGGTGGGTAGTCAACAAAGCTAATGGTCAGTTCAAATACGTACCAGCATCAGGTCTTGACTTAGACACAGAAGTTGCTAAGATACAAGCAACAGCAGACGCAGTAAAGGAGAATAAGTTTGAAAAGTGTTTTCAACCAGTACCAGAGACATTTAGAGGAAAGGAGACGGGCAATAAAGTACTTAACGATGGTTGTCGGTTTTGTAGTTTTCGCATGGATTGTTGGGATAATATAACAGAACGCCCAGCAGTAATGTCGAAAGCCAAAGTGCCACCAATTACATCATACATAGGAGATGTAGTTGTACCATAAGGCATGGAGAGCCGCACGTAAATATGGGTATCGTAGTGGGCTAGAGTTGACCATAGCAGAAAAGCTAAAGACAGATAAGGTATCATTCAGATACGAAGCTGTTAAAATTGAATGGCAAGACCTAGCCTACCGTACCTATACGCCTGATATAATACTTGATAATGGTATTATAATTGAGGTAAAAGGTAGGTTCATGGCGGCAGACAGACGCAAGCATCTTGAAGTTAAGAAACAACATCCTAACTTAGATATACGATTTGTGTTTGAGAATAGCCGTAGTAAAATACGTAAGGGAGCAAAGTCAACATATGGTGACTGGTGTACAAAGAATGGTTTTAGATACTATGACAGGATCATTCCAGAAGATTGGTTAAAAGAAAAAGGAAAAGATAAACACCCTGACTTTATTAGTCACCCAAGTTCAACAGTGAAGAGGAGAACCAAGAAATGAAAAAAGAAGAACTAATAGAAAAGATTGAAGATGAAGACTTCATCATACGAGTAAGACCCTTCGCTGATGATGATGGTGAATGGAGTGGCGAGATAGACATCTCAATCATGGCATTCCCTGACAACCCTATGACGGATGATGACTATGGCAATGTAATGCATTTCTGTAAGATGATGTGTGCTACTGTACCTATCATGGAACAGGAAGAAAGTATTCGTAATATTGTTCACGAATATGTAATGAAAGTTATTGACAACGAGATGGAAATTGATGTAGAACTTGAAGAAGAGATGGGCGTTGAAAAGCAATATGATGGCAATGTAGTTCATCTTAACTTTAACACAAAGACAGGAGGTTCCGCATGAGACATGAAGCATATATGAAACAAGCCGCAGTGGATATGGTCAATAGCCCAGAACATTACAATCAGTCTGGCATTGAGTGTATTGCCGCTATACAGGCGGCACTAGGTCCAAACTTCAAGTACTACTTACAAGGTAACATAATGAAATATATGTGGCGTTTTGACTACAAGGGTAAGCCACTAGAAGACCTACAGAAAGCACAATGGTACTTGAATACATTGCTAGAAGATGTGGCGGCTAGTGATGAGAGTTAAAGTATTTATCAACATTGATGTAGATGAAGAAGAATATCCTATCCCTGCTGATGGTATGGTGGGGGAAGAGATAGAGGATGGCATACGTGAATACTTCTATGACGTAGACGGTGCTGATATTAGAACAATACGAACAGTAACGGAGTGAGATATGAACAATTATTTACCAACAGACTACCAGAACTTCATCGCGCTATCACGGTATGCCCGATGGAAAGAAGATGAACAACGCCGTGAGACATGGGTTGAGACAGTAGAACGCTACTTTGATTACATGAAGAACCATCTGCAAAGCACGTGTAACTATGTGCTATCAGATGAACTGCGTGGTGAACTAGAGGAAGCTGTACTCAATCAGGACATCATGCCTAGCATGAGAGCCTTGATGACATCAGGCCCTGCACTAGACCGTTGCCACGTAGGGGCATACAACTGCTCTTACGTCCCTGTGGACAGCCCTAGAGCCTTTGATGAGACTATGTATATCCTAATGTGTGGCACTGGTGTAGGCTTCTCTGTGGAACGACACAATATTGAGAAGATGGCTACAGTTAATGAAGACATGCATGAGACTGATACAGTAATCAAGGTAGGTGACAGCCGCCCCGGATGGGCTAAGTCACTACGTGAGTTAATTGCTATGCTGTATGCTGGTCAGATTCCTAAGTGGGATGTGTCTGCTGTACGTCCAGCAGGTGAACGACTCAAGACATTTGGCGGTAGGGCATCAGGTCCTGCACCACTGGAAGAACTATTTCAGTTTGTTATTGACAAGTTCAAGAATGCGGCAGGTCGTAAGCTGTTCCCTATCGAATGCCACGACATCATGTGTAAGATTGGCGAGGTTGTTGTAGTCGGCGGTGTACGCCGTAGTGCATTGATTTCATTGTCTAATCTTAATGATGACCAGATGGCACACGCTAAGTCAGGTATGTGGTGGGAGAATGAAGGACAACGTGCATTGGCTAACAACTCTGTAGCATATAAAGGCAAGCCGGAGATGGGTACATTCATGCGTGAATGGGTGTCACTGTACGAGAGTAAGTCAGGTGAACGTGGTATCTTTAACCGTGAATCTGCTAAGAAGCAAGCGGCTAAGAATGGCAGACGTGATACAGAACATGACTTCGGCTGCAACCCTTGCAGTGAGATACTGCTACGCCCATACCAGTTCTGTAATCTGTCAGAGGTAGTAGCACGTGCTAGTGATACACAACAGACACTACGAGAGAAGGTACGCTTGGCTACAATCTTGGGTACATTCCAATCTACACTGACTGACTTCAAGTATCTTCGTAATATCTGGAAGAAGAACACAGAAGAAGAACGCTTGTTGGGTGTATCACTTACTGGTATCATGGACAATGACTTGCTTAGTGGCACATCAGCCCACCTTGGTAAGAACATTGGTCAGACACTAGAGACATTGCGTGACACAGCAGTAGAGACTAATGCGGCTATGGCACAACAGCTTGGTATTCCACAGTCAACAGCTATTACCTGTGTGAAGCCTAGTGGTACAGTGTCACAGCTTGTGGACAGTGCATCTGGCATTCATGCAAGGCACAACCCACACTACATTCGGACTGTACGTGGTGACAACAAAGACCCACTTACACAGTTTCTTATCGCAGAAGGTATCCCTAATGAGCCGGATGTTATGAAGCCTGATTCTACTACAGTATTCAGCTTCCCAATGGCATCACCACGTGGGGCGGTAACACGCACAATTCTGTCGGCTATTGAACAGCTAGAGTTGTGGCTTACCTATCAGCGTTTCTGGTGTGAACATAAGCCTAGCGTAACAATCTCTGTGAAGGAATCCGAATGGATGCAGGTAGGGTCTTGGGTATATGACCACTTCGATGAAGTGTCAGGCATCAGCTTCCTACCATTCAGTGACCATACGTACAAGCAAGCACCATATCAAGACTGTACAGAGGACGAGTATGATGCTATGCTGGCACAGATGCCTACGAGTGTAGACTGGTCACTGCTACAGGAGTTTGAGAAGGAAGATACAACATCAGGTGGACGTGAGTTAGCGTGTACTGCAGATGCTTGTGAAATAGTTGACTTGAATGCTGCATAAAAAGGAGTTGACACATGAGAGAACAAATGGTAGAAGTACTACGGAAACATGCACAGGCTAACATAGCATTGCATGTTGCCAACATTGAATGTTACTTGCGTAACCCTGTAGGGATTGGAGAACATTCAGATATAATGGAAGCTATGCAAGGTGAACTGGATAGAATTGCATCGCATGAAGATAGACTTGACATCCTAAACAACTACTTCAATGAGTAAAGAGTTGATATGGAAAAGGGGTGATGGTTGGTTAATATACAACCCACCCCGCAAGTCGGAACAGTGGGACGAATGGCAGAAGATTAAACAGAAACATGCAGAGAAGGAGAACAAAAGTGACAGTGAACGAAAAGATTGATTTACAAAGATACACAAAGAAAGAAGCAGTTTTTGAGGATGGAGATTGGTGGTATCAAAATCCAGCAGGTTATCGTCAGCGTGTATCAGCACATGCTAGAAAAAATACTACTCGTATGTATGTTAATGGAAAGTACATATCAAAAAGCGATCCACTACATAAGCCGGGTAATTGGAAAACATGGTCTCATGTACACTCACATGAAAAAATGGATTCTCAACTAGAAGGTGAAGTATATGCAATAGCTAATAGTGCTTGGCCTGAGTGGGTAAAGATAGGTAGAGCAAAAGATGCTGACGATAGATGTAAAAGTTATCAAACATCTTCACCCTTTCGTGACTATTCTGTTATTGCACGTATTTCTACGGAAGATAGAAATGCACTGGAAAGAGAAATGCATCGTACATTTGAACACTTTGCAGATGACAGAAATGGTGAGTGGTTCAAGATTGACAAAGTAACAGCGATTAAAATTTTCAACTACAAGATACAGGAGAATGAAGTTGAGGCGTAACGGACTAAGCAAGTATGATGCCCCACTAAAGATTCAATACCAGTGGGGCTTCGATGCCTTTATGAAGGGCAAGACCCTGAAATCAAAGAAGGGTAAGTTCTACATAGGTGACAGCGGCATTGACCACAACACAATGCAGCATCGTGAATGGCTACGTGGGTACAATGATGCCTACTACGCCAATTTGAAGAGGATACAACACAATGAACAAGCTAGAGCAAGAAGCTAGTAACTGGATGAAAGAGAGGTACAAAGACATGAAACTACAAGAGTATCAAGAGAAGGCCGCTGAGTTCGCCATCTACCCTAAGACACATGTAATCACCTACCCAGCTTTAGGGCTGGCTGGTGAGGCTGGTGAGGTAGCTAACAAGGTCAAGAAGTTCATACGTGACGGTGCTGACCGTGAATCATTTGAAGTTAAGAAGATGGAGATTGCTGCAGAGATTGGGGATGTACTCTGGTACTGTGCGGCACTAGCCAATGACTTAGGCTTTGAGTTGTCGGCACTGGCGGCAGCTAACTTGAATAAGTTACAGGGAAGGAAAGACCGTGGAAAGATTAGTGGTGATGGTGACAATCGCTAGGAAGATACCCGGCATACTGATTGTTCTCTGGCTATGTTATGTAATGGGCATGGCTGTAACGGAAATGGTCTGCGACTGTACTAGGGAACTAAACGGTTGGTGGACTGCAGAATACTGGGCATAAAAAGAGGGGGCTTAATTGCCCCCTTACTACTATCACCTTCTTGCCATTAAACCGCCTTTGGCAAATGTAAAATCTTCTGGATTACCTTTACGTGCTTTTTTTGCTAATACTAAATGACCTATTTGCACAACTTCTTCTGCTTCCAATACAGGTGCGCCATCTGCCCTATCATAAAAATAACCTCGTCTGGTTGGATCATATCCTATTTGTATCCACTCATCATCATCAAACACTTGTTTTGCATAATCAAAAGCATCACTATCTGACATTTTATTATAATTACCTGTCATTACAGCAAAGGGACTTTTTTCTGATCCTGTAGCTACTTTTAATGCTTTATTAACTGCTGGACTGTCAGGCTGAATAAATTTAACATTTCGTAAAGAAACACTTGGAGAATATAAAGTTTTCTTTTGGTGCATTAATGTAGGAATCCATACATCATAATTAGTGTAAGCATTAATATCTAAACGAGCCGATATTTCTTCTCCATCTGGAATATTTCTATTTAAACCTACAATACCTCTACCACCTTCTCTACCGCCTAAAGCTGAAATGATTTCTTTTGAAGTTGCTGGGCGAGGTATATCTGTTACCCTGCGTATAGGGCGTATGGCATCCGCAGCTTCTCTATATTCTTTAACAGTAATATCTTTATCTTTTAAACGTTTTGCTAAAGATTGTAAAGTTTCATTTCTTCCTTTTAGCCGTTTTCTAAACTTTTCACTTGTTTCATTTGCTTTACGCCATGCTTCTACATCTTTTTGAGTTAGTCCTGCAGCAGTCATTGTGTCTGTGTTTTTTGAAACACTAGAAACTTTATCACCTCTTTTATCAACCAAACCAAAAAGTTTATCTGTATCGGCTGTGTTCTTTGGTAATGAAGTTAACTGTAACTCAGGATTTAAAAATCGTTTTTCTACATTACGGGCATCTACTTCCCCCGGAGTTCCCCTATATTTTCTATATGTTTCATCTGAATCTAAAACAGATTCTTTCTGTAGCTGAACTAATTTATCAAAATTTTCTTTTTCCCAGTCTGCCATTTTTGCAATAATAGGTCTATATAAATCTCTAAGTTCATCCATTGGTTTAGTAAAATCAAGCCCACTAAATGCAAGAGGCATTAATTTTTTATGTTCTTTTGATTTTAATATTTCTAATTCGTCAGGGGTATATTTATCAAGACTATCCGATGTCTCTTTATTGGTTAAAAAATAAAAAAAGTTTCGCCTTTCAGCACCAAGGTGTTCACTATTAATAGTAGTAAACATATTAGGAGAAGAACCTGATTGTAAACCTTCAAGATCATCTACGGCGTGTTGGACCTCATGTAGCAAAGTACTTAGAAATTGTTTTCTTTCTTGTGGGGCAACCTTTAGAGTGGTAGTACTAGGGGAAAATGTACCTGTTGTTCCATCCAGAATGTCTTCTTCAGACAATGGTTCTACTATATAGTTTTTTAGTGCAGGATACTCATTAAATAATTCATCGAACTTTAATACATCTGCAAGTACTGTTTCTGACCGCATGGTTGGATCAGGTGTAATTTCATATGAGTCAGATGCACCCTCTACAAGATTTCTACGCTTAAAGTAGGGAAGTAGATCAACATCCTTTGTAGCAATTTCAAATCTTGGATCACCCGCCTCATCTACAAATACGCCTTTACTTTTTTGAAAAAGATACTCTTCACGTGCTTCTGGTGTGTCAAATTCTAAATCATCTGCTTTCTCTGCTTCTTCAGTAAATTTATCAAATCGTTTTCTGGAACCTTTTCCCATGGTACTACCAAATATACCAAGCACAGTCTCACCAGCTTTGGCTGAACTCACAGCAGCGATACCAGCGGGTGCTACAGCCCCTGTGAAGGCAAGAGGATCAAACCTAGCTACCTCTCCATCAGGTCTGTTTACAGACGAATAGCCAGCCGACATACCCATTGCTGCAGCCATCTGATCTTCTAGGAACTTACCACCACCTTCTACTGCTGCAGCAGGTGCAGCCTTTAGAGCCTCTACAGTATCTTCCTGTGTCTGTTTATCTGAGAATAGTTTTTTACCATAGTCAAGTACAGATTTAGCACCTCTTACTATAGGTGCATAGCTAAAGTCAGTTTCAACAGGACCATACTCACCGGGAGTTTTGACTGTCATAGTCTCGCCGGGAATAGAATCCATACCTAAATCTTCTAAAGGTACTTGCTTTTCTTCTGGTGCTTTGATAACTTCTCTACGCTGTGGGGCATACAGATTACGTACAGTACCAATTAAGCCAGCCTCTTCTTCTGATGGCAAGCCATATTCGTACACAGGATCGTCTACTTCATTGTCATCTATTTCTTTTAAAGACGTATCTAGATATGACTGCACAGCTTTCATTATTGAATACCTCTTTCTGCAATAGGTAGTGCCTCACGCAACGCCCATAGGAGTGCATTAACTCTTCTGCCACCTATATCAACTGACATATCTTTATCTTCTCCTACAGTTCTACCTTCAAAACCATCATAGCTTTGATACACTTCATTAATTCTATTTTTTACTTTTTTAGATAGGCTATCCCACTTAGCTATTTCAACTCTGCTATAAGGCAATCCTCTACGCCTAGCCTGTGCTTGTAGACGTAACTTTGCCACATTTTGTGCCTTTGTTTTTATTACACTCGCTGATTTTTCTAGCATATCCTGTTGAAAAGCCCGTGGCGCATTTTGATATTCAGGAGTATTTATAACTTTACGTAGTCTTTCATTTAAATTATTAGGACCACCTGCACGAGATAATTCTTGCCTAGTATAGAAATCTATTTTATCGTCTTTATCTCTTCTATACATATCTGTATAAGACATACCTAGTCTTGACATTTCTTTCATAACTGTATTTTTACGTATAGTAGTAGCACCAAATAGTTGTTTTTCTATTGGGTTTATAGCACGCAGTGTTCCTGTTTTAAGAGGAGAGGAAGCAGGTGTGTCATAGTCTTCATCCGCAAGAAGGCCAGCAGACCAAGAAGATAAAGGAAAGTCGGGCAGATTTCTAGTTGATTTTTTATATACGTAATCGAAAAAGTTTTCATCGCCTGTAGAAGTAGTTGGAATATCTCTTGAACGAGGATCAAACTGACCATAAACATCCTTTGCTATTCCGGCTGGAATAGTCCAACGACCCAAAAAGTTACCCAAACCTTCTGCTATAGTTTTAGTGTTACCACTTTTAATACCATCTTCAAATACTTTATCAAGCATAGCTATACCCATACCAGTTCTAAATGTAGAACCAAGTGTTGCTTGTAGTAGTGCTTGTGAATAGTACTTGCCCATAGACTGAGGCAGTTTAGAAAAAGTATCTGTTTGTGCGCGATATATCATATCTGCTATAAGCATAAATGGGGCCATAGGTCCGTAGATTGCCCGTCCATCAATATAATCATCTCCACCCTTGTGTATTTCGTACCATTCTGCGCCATCGCCCTGCTTTGCTCTCCACGCATATGCTGTTGTAAGCATGGCTGCACCAGCTAGTTGTTTTGGTATACGTTCTCTAGCAATAGATGGATTAGCAACTACATCTAACATACCTATAAGTGGCATATGTTGATATTGAAACTTTAATTGGTTAGCTACGAATCTAGGAAACGGCATCCATGCGGATATAGCAATAGGGTATTTATCATTAGCCCGGATAAATCCTCTAGCAGTAGTACTAAATATATCTTTACCTTTCATACTTGATTGATAGGTAAATTCATATGCATCTTTTACTGCAGCCTGATATATATCTTCAGGTATATCTCCAAAAGAACCGTCTTTAATTACGTCATAAAGATTCATACCTTTATCTGACAACCTGCGTTTTAGTGATGCAGCTAAAACACCTTGCTTAAATATATTATCAGATGATGTATTTAGTATCTGTAATTTTCTTCCAAATTTAGCTAACTTAGTTTCTGCGTCTGTAGCTGCTGATAAATCTGCCGCATCTCTGAAAAGTCTTTTTGCTTCTTCTGGCATGTTTTCTTCAAACAAAGTCCGTACAACTCTACTCTCTTGAGGATTAAACATATATTTTGCAACATCTAAGGAACCATCAAACAAACCTCTTTTAGGTGCAAAATAACCCTTAGTGTTTGAATCCACAAGAGACTGAACTAAGTTATCCATTGTTCTTGTTGCCGCATCTACACCTATACGAAATCCACCACCTATGGTGTTTCTCATGGTAGTTGCTGGTTGCAATGTCATAGCACCAACACCAAATTTATCTATATCTCTTACACCCTGAAAAAACTTTTCCCTTAACTGGCTATTACCTATTATATCTTCTGCTTCTTTACGTGTTATACTAGATACAGAGTCTTGACTAAGATCATCTAAATCATCAAGTAACTTATTTATTTTAGCATACTCTTCTGGTTTAGCTTTCTTTAACGCTTTTGACAACTGTCCTTGAATACCTAGAATACGACCAGCCTGTGAAACTTCAGCTAAATATACGAGAGAAAATTGATCCATATTCAAATTATGTTCTCGTAAAATATTACCAATTCCAAGGTTTTCTAATTCTCCATTACGCATAGCATCATATAACTTTGTGGTTATACGGTCTCCCATTACCTTTACATCACCAACTTCTTTTCCGGCAGGTATAGTATCTCCTTGTTTATACAAAACATCATCAACAATATTTAATTTATCTTTTACTCTAATGGCAGCAGCCATGATATTTTCAAACACTTCAGAACCAAGGGACGCTTCAAGTGTTTCACTTGGGTTTAAATCTTTTTTTAGTCTACGACCTTCTGCTACTTTAGCTGGGTCTAAAGCGTTTAATGTATTTCTTACTGTATTGATTTTTTCTTTATCTGCTGTTTTTAGGGTTTGTTTTGATTTTTCTGCAGCTATTTTTGCTTTTTTTGCTGCACCTATTCTAGCTGCTTCAAGTAGTTCGTTTGCATTTTCTGCGCGGGACAATGCCCCCTTTCCAGTAAGCATACCAGCACCAGCACCTAACCCACCAAATACACCGCCGCCTATACCACTAGCAATACCTGTAGTCACTGTTCTACCACCTGTAAACTCTTCTTGTTGTCCCGTAGTTACACGAGTAGCTTCTTGGGCAACACCTTGACCAAAACCCATAGCGGCTTCTGGTATAGCGGCACGTACAGCCGACTGACCAATATTACCTAAAACTTTACGGACACCTAACTTAGCAGCTTGTGTACCTGCTACAGCAGCAGCTTTGCCTGTACCGCCTGTGATAAGACCTATGTAGGTAGATGGTGCTGTTAGCAAACCCATAGCGTAGTCACCTAACATACGCCCGGTATCTGTATCATCTACTTTATCATATGCGTCTATTAGTCTAGCAAAACCTTCTTTATCTTCTTGTTTTGCATTTTGTGCATATTCAAGGTCACGCAAAGTAGTTATCTCATTGACATCGTGATAACGCATATGTTCCATAAAATTATTATACACGTCTTCACGAGTCATCTCACCACTAAGACCACCACGGTTTTCTAAAAAAGAAACAGCATCTGAGATAAATTCATCATCAGATGCCAGTGTTTCTTTATCCAGTTCGTCAATTTCATTGTAGGCTTTGAACATTATGTCCTCTATTAATTAGTAACTGTTATTTTACTACCTTCAGTGTCCTTATTATATCCATACTTTCTAAGTACTCTATTAATACCATCATCTATATCTTTTTCTGTAAGATTAGAATCAAGAGCAATCATAGCTTCACGTATTTGTTTTGCTATGACATTAGCCGTGACTGCATCTATAATTTTTCCATCTTGAGGTTTTAGTTCTTCATTTAATGTTCTTTCTAATTCTGCAATACCTAAACCTTCCAGATTAAGTGGCCCTTTACCTTCTTGACCTTTACTATCTACTATTTCAGGTTCTGTTGAAATATATGTATCACCAACTTTAGCAGTTTTAACCCACGAGTTTAGTGCATTTTCCATGTCTTGTAAGTCTTGGGTGTTAAATGCCCCATAGTCACCACCCTCTTCTTTTTCTTTTCTTTTTTGTAACGTGACTTCTCTTATTTTTTGATTTACTGCAGTTGCGATTTTATTATCTGTAAACTTGTATATAACATCTTCGTCAAATAGACCACCATAACCTGCAGATTCACTACTTTTAATTTGAGACCCAATACCAGATAATAGTTTAACATCCATTTGTGCGGCAGTATATGTATCTTTAGTAGCAGTAGCTGCAGCAGCAGGGTCAAACAAACGTGTTTTTCCTTTAATTTGTACATCATCATATACAATACTATCGGATGCAAGTGCTGCTAATTCACTCATAGAAACTCCGGTAGCATTTGCTATAGCATTCATTCTTTCTGTTCTAACATTATCTAAGTTTCCACCCAGCAATCCTGTAAGACCACTACCTCTTTGTTTACCTGTAACTTGATCCATAGCATCTAATACAGGTACACCTTTATCTACTTTACCCATTACAAGGTTAAGAACTTGATCTTTAGTATATCCATGCGCTTCTTGACCCGGATCAAGCGTAACAATTTCTCTAGGATTAACTTTATATTGTTCGTACTTTTTTGTCATAGAGTCAATGTGGTCCAAGACTTTTTGTCCTGTACCTTCTGCCATTATCACAGCAATATCATCACCATCAAAATGTTTAGACAAAGAATCATATATTTTTTCTTTTTCTATTCTTTTTGACCTACGTTCTTGTGCTTTAGGTAAACCTATTTGAGTAAGAATTTTAATTTCATCTTCTGTGTTAGTAAGTGCTTCTTCACGTTCTTTATCCAGTATTTCAGATGCACGTTTAGCTGCACCACCAATAGCTGCCCCTAATCTAAAAGCCATCTATACTCTCCTTGCCATTAAGCCAGAAGGTTTTTCTTCTGTTCTATCTTCTATAACTTCTTCTTCTGGCGCAGACATTTCGTCTGTTAACATAACACCTTTTTCTTTTTTATTTTTAAGTTTTTGCATGTTAAGCGCAATCTCGGCAGGAGTAGAAACATCTGAATCATCTTCTTGACTTTCTGTTACAAAGTCAATACCTGCTTTCTCTCCTATACCACTAACTACTTCTACAAGAGCAGGTGCAATAAGCATACCAACATCGACACTATGCAAACCTTCCATCACACCACCTAGCTGCATTGTATCTACAAGAGTATCTACAGGTACACCTAACTCAAGAATATCTAGCATCTGATCTACTTGTTTGTCTTGTGATATTTTATTTACATAAAATTCTAGTGCTTGTTCAGGTGTGGTAAACTGTGGTGGTTTTTGCCACGGTCTATCACCTAATGGCGCAGTCATACCTTGACCCGGAATAGGTGCATCAAGTATAGGTGCTGGTGCATTTTTATTTTGCATTATGCCATTGCCTTTCGTACTGCTTCTCTTAACTGTACAGATATATGTTTATTGCTTTCTATTTTACCAGAACTAGGTTTATTAAGCAAGCCTTTTGATGACATAGCAATAGGTTTTGCACTACTTTCTTTATCAGAAAGAAACTTAGTATTCATATTCGCTAAACGTGTAAGATTTTTATGACTCATTTTACTACCTAACTAGAATCCCATAAACCCGCCAGAACCTAAACCAATTTTAAGAATGTCTGTTACAAAGCCACCAACTGCAGCACTTGATTCATAGTCACCCTTAATTTTTTGTATATCTTTACTTGCATCTGCATTAATGTGTGCTACTGCTAATTGCATAGCACGTTGTGCTTCATTCTCTGCAGTGTTCCATGCCCATTCCATTGTATCAGAATAGTAAGACCACATATTGTTATACGCAGATTCAGATATACCAAGTATAGCTGCTGCATTGATTTCATTAGCACGGTTAACTGCGGCAGTATCTGCTGTAGCAATTTGTCTACGCCACTGTGCATTAGACTGTGCAATCACTGTCTGGTTCTGTGAGTTGAATTGATCGCGCTGATTATTCATTTCAGCATTAAAACGATTGACTGTATTAGCTTGACCTGCATTAAACTGTGCCTGTGCATTCTGCTGTGTAGCATTGAACTGTGATGTTTGCTGTCCTAGATTAGCAAAGAACTGGTCAACTTGGTTCTGGCTTGTGGCATTAAACTGTGCCGCAGCATTGGTAGCTGCTTGGTCAGTAAACATAGACTGTGTACGCTGTTGTGCCTTAAACAACTCTGTCTGCTGTTGATTAGACAAGTTAGCCATATCAGTCTGTAAGAATGTCTGTGCATTGTTTACTGCTGACTGCTGACGATTATTAAGATTAGATGCATCCATTTGTGCCAGTGCAGCAGCTTCTGCCATTGTCATTGCCTGTGAGTTAGACAGGTTGTTAAGGTTCATTGTATTAGTAGCACGAGAGTTCTCTAGCTGTACCTGCTGTTCAGCAGTAAAGTTCATGTTAGCTATGTCACCAATACGTGCAGAGTTTTGTACACGTGACTGGAATGCTTGGTCAAACTCCTGACCAATAAACTGCGCACGTTGCTGTGCAGATAACATAGCACGTTGCTGACGATTAGATAGGTTCTGTGCCTCAAACTGTGCTACTACTTGTGCATCAGCCTGTGCAATAGGCAGTGCAGCTTCTAGTGTAGCCTGTACAATGGCCTGACCAGCAAGGCTACTTGCACCTAGTCCACGTGCTGCCATAGCTGCTGTAGCATTACGCATAGCACCTGCTGCCCACGCTGGTGGGTTAGCTGCATCAAAGTTAGCTGTCAGAGAAGCAAGCTGACCCTGTACGGTAGCTTGTGTAGATGGTGTAGCTGTAGCTGCTTGTACCTGTTCAGTAAAGGTAGCAGCAGTCTGTGCGTCAGCAGCACCTGAGATAAGTTCACCTGCTTGTATGTTACGTTGTACAGGATTGTCAATAAGTGTGGCATTACCCTGTGCAGCAGATAGATTACCTACGCTAGTAGCTGTTTGCTGGGCCGCTGTGACCTGTGCGCGGGGGTCTACTGTAGCCTGTGCTGCCTGTGTAGCATTCATAGCTGCATCGACTGCTGGTGCGGCTGTAGCGGCTTCCATTACATTTGCTTGTGACTCTTGTTGTGGGGTAGCTGTAGCTGTTTGTGCCATTGCTGTAGGCACTGCAACTGCACCTGTAAGTTGACCAGTACCCTGTGCAATATCTTGACCCGGACCTGTTGGCGTCATAGCAGCAGTAGTCACTGCACCTTGAGGTAGTCCCGGTGTTAACATACGCTGTACACTGACATCACCTATGTTTGCTGGTGCAGTTTGTGGAGCAGCAGGTGCGGGTGCTGGTTGTGCTGGCTCTGCTACTTGGTCATACTTCATTTTAGGGCTAGACTGCATAGGTATAGGTGAAATACCCGGCGGCAATGACATCACAGGATTTGATACACCTGCTTGGTTTGCTTGGTTTGCATCACCATATTGTTGTCCAGTCTTAGGGTCATACACTACAACTGCAGGAGTAGCATTGAAAAAACCACCATTTGCAGCTAACCCACCGGGTCCAACAGCACCAATTTGATTGCCAATCAAACCACCACCTTGTGGCAGTTGATTCAGCGGTGTAAACTGTCCTGTCTGTGGGTTATAGCCACCAGCAGCATTTGATACCTGTCCTATCATACCACCGTTAGCCATCTTCTTAACCATACCACCTTTAGCCATAGTCTGTGCAGCTTTTACAAAGCCATCCATACGTGCCTTACGTGCTGGGTCTTGTTCGATGTAGCTTTGGAACTGCCCCATATCGCCAGAGTAGCCCATAGCCTTTGCAATCTTATTCATTGCTTCAGGTTTAAATGCTTTGAACATCGCCATATTAATTCATTCCCATAAATACTGTAACTACCATAGCCACCACCATTACAGTGCTACCCATTATCATTGCCTCTAAACGCCACATGCGCTTATCTAAACTGTCCAGCTTACCGTGTACCAACTCACGGAACATCGCACACTCTTTCTCATGCGACTCCAAGTCCATTGCTACTTTCAATGTTTGTTCCTGTTGCTGTACCATCTTCATCAGTCAGCGTCAGCAATAGTCAAATCGCCAGCAGCTACCTGACGCATGATTTCCGCGTAGTGTGTGTTAGCTGGGTCAAGTGGTACAGTAATAGTAAACTCTGGTGAACCATTACCATCAGGTTCTTGAGTTTGACTATTTGTAACTTTAATAAATGCGTTGTTTCCGCTTTCATCTTGAATGTATTTTGCTGTTGTAATTTCCATTTTTATAACTCCGCATCAAACTGAAAGTTTGCGTCAGCATCATTGTTTGCACCAACCAGAAGCGCATCTTTTGCTGTATGTACATCACCTGTTGGAACAGTCACAGAGGCCGCATACGTTGAAACAGAATTTAAGGTTATACCTGCGCTAGGGTTTAATGTCCCACCGTTATAAACTCGCATAGAGCCGCTAGTTGCTAAAGATGGATTTGCTCTCATTGTTACTGGAAATGAAACAGGGAATATGCTTTCTGTACCATTTATAGCCATACCTGTTGCAATAAAGGTATAAGCGGTACTACCGTCTATTGTAGGAACTCTGGTAAAATACCTCTGACACGCCGCCAACTCATCGCCATAAGACCGATGTTCAAAAGGCGTGGCTACATCTCCGATTTCCATCTGAATGCCAGTGATAAACAACTCGTTGTCTGTGCTTGAGAAGAATGAGTCAATACCAGACGCTCTTGTGTTGGTAACAGTGCTTGCCCAAGTGTTTGCTGTGTAAGAACCGCCTGAGTAAGTAGAACCTGCATGAAGCCAAAAACCAAGAATAGAACTTAACGCATTATCATCATCAAAAGCACCCGTAGTATCGCCGGGAAAAACAATACTAAATCTTTGCCATGAACTACTTACTGTAAACTGCTGTCTAATGCTTCTTGTATTATCTTGGTCTGTAAGTTCACACATATATTTATTAGCTGTTCCTTTTGCGTAAAAAGAAACGGTCACAGACTTTGCACTGCTTGTACCTTTGGCAAGACTTTGTAAGTTCTGCCCTTCAAAACGAGTGGCTAGAACCAGTATTTCACCCGCCGCAATAGATGTATCTGCGGTAGTACAGTCCAGTTTGATTGCGTTAGCAAATCCCGGCAAGTCTGTAATCGTTGCTTGAGATTGCGTGTGCCTACCTGCTGTATCTGACGTTGCGGTTGTTCTAAAACGGTCTGCGGTAAAGTATCCAGAAGAAGTGGTGACAGCGGCTGACGTACCCCGCTGTGCCACCTGCATCGCACCGTTAATAACAAGGTTCCTGTTCGACAACGCCGACTGCGAACCAATCAGTGCGGCTAGTTCTGCTGCTTTACTCATGCGAGGTCTCCGTAAACGGTTGTAGGCACATTAGAGGAATCAAATAAAGTTAGTTGGGTACTTGAACCTGCTGTTCCTGCCGCGTTACCTATACGGATACGATTAGCTGTGGTTGTGACAACAGAGTGTTTTATTAAAATATTACAGTAATTACTACCAGAACTACTATGACCGCCTTGACTATAAAATGCATTTGCAAATGCATTACTATAAGCAAAGCTAAAATCTCCTGCCGCGTTATCTGTTATGCTACTTACATTAAGGCTATCATTTATCGTTGTATTTGTAGTTTGATTAATCCACGCCTTCGCACTACCACCTGCCACAAAGCTAGTAGCAATGCTGTTGTTCCCAGCGGCATCCTTTAATGTATTTACTCTAAGTTCGCTTGCCATTATGCTAGGTCTCCGTGTGCCTGAACATCGTGGTCATAATTTTGTGCGGCATCAGAAGTATTTCCTACCTCTACCGCTATTAAGGACGATGTACTTCTGTCAGAGTTTCTAGTCAAAATCTTGCTCCGTGCGCCAGTTCTAACCATACCCGACTGACTATATGTAACAGCAGAAAATGCGGCTGTTAGACCATAACTAAAGTCACCATCACCGTGGTCTGTGCTACTACTCATGTTAAATGAATCTGTTCTTACTGCATCTGCTTCAGCATAAACCCAAGCCTTCGCCAACCCCTGTTGAAGATTAGTCGTGGTTGAGTTGCCTTCACCTGTCACGCTAATAGAACCAGCCGTGGTTACTCCTGTGATTGAGTCTACTTTTAATACACTAGCCATTATGCGAGGTCTCCTAAAACACAAATACTTAGTCTATCGTCATCATTTCCCGCAGCACTCGATAAATCATAGTTAGCGATAGCAAAAGTATTAGATGCAGGAGTTAATGCGCTACCACAAAAACCCATAACCCTGTTACCGCCACCAGCTTGTTCGCCACTCATACCAGTAGTTGCATAGTTTGTGTCTGCCATATTATTAGTAAAAACAACACTTGACCTTCCTACAGCTAAATCAGAAATAGAACTGAAGTTAAGCGAATCTCTTATTGTGTGTGTTCCTGATTGTTCAAAGCTAGCCCACGCCTTCGCCAGTCCCTGCACAACATTGGTTGTCGCACTGCCGCCTTCAGCCACAGCCACAGCATTGTTGGCAACCTTTACATTCGTGCCGCCAGAGCCAGCCTTGTCTACAATGGTATCTACGTTGAGTTGGCTGGTCATACGATACTCCAATATCCGTTAACAGTGACGGTGGCATTGTCCTGTGTAATCGGACCTGCACTCACGCCGTTCTCATCTGCATCAATAGTAACGTCTGCCGTTATGCTTTGACCATTCAAGCGGATGATGCTGTTGTTACCTTTGAATGGGTAGCGTGTGTCACTCTCTGTCACTGTGTAACTGTTGGCTACAGAGAACACATCATAGGCTACCATCTCAACTACGTCACCAGATGATGCACCTGTGACCAGCACGACTGTTGTACCTGTAGTGGCAGTGTAGTCTGTTCCCGGCTTTAGTAGTACACCGTTCTGATACACGTCCATGTACAGACCATCTTGATAGGTAAGTACCTTAGAC